GAATAAGAAAACTTACAGATTTTACATTTCTGCAATTTCTGCTTTATCTGCATTTCCTTTTAACCATATGGGAGAGTACACACCAGAATTTGAAGGTATTAAAATTGCTGTATGTCCGGGCGTAGCAGATAACGTAATGTTTGCAGGTCAAAAGTCTAACGCATTCTTTGGTACGTCTTTATCTAGTGACTTAACAGAAGTTAAAGTTTTAGATATGTCAGAAATTACAGGATCAGACGTTGTAAGAATGGTATGTAGATATACTGCAGGGGTTCAAGTTGGTGTTCCTTCAGACTTTACAAAACAATCATAATTATTAACCTTTAAAACTATAACAATATGGCTTGTGAATTAACAAAAGGTAGAGCTTTAGACTGTAAAGACGTAATGGGTGGTGTAAAAAACATTTACTTTGCACAACACGAAGATTTAACAATTACGCATTCGGCTGGAGCTTTAACACAAATAGCAGGTGCAGGTGGTTATAGTGCAGGTTATTATAGATACAGAATACCAAAAGGACAGGCAAACTTTGTAGAAACTATACAAAGTTCGATGGAAAACGGTACTGTATTTTATGAAGGCGCTATAACGCTTAATTTACATAAGTTAGGGTTAAACGATCGTAACGAAATTAAATTACTAGCACAAAACAGACTAATAATTTTTGTAGAATTATATCAACAAACAAGTAGTAAAAACGAAATTTGGGCGTTTGGTGTAGAAAACGGTTGTGAACTAACTGCAGGCACAGCACAATCAGGGCAAGCTTTTTCTGATTTAAATGGTTATTCTTTGACCTTTACATCTCAAGAAAGTTTCCCTTGTTTAAGGTTAGGTCAATATACATCTGTACCATTTGACAATTTTACTTTAACTACAGTTGTAACATCTTAAACCTTAATTGGTTTTGTTTTCATAATCAAGAAGGGGTGGCAATAGCTACCCCTTTTTTTAAATTTAAAACTATGTATAAATTAAAAGACGAATATAAAGGTTGTACTGTTTCTACAGGCGGTTACGCAATACTATTAGACAACGTAAAAAGCCAACAAGTAGAAACTTTAGGACTAAAAGACTACTTTACTAAGACTAAGAAAAAAGCAGTTTTAACAAAAGACAAATAAATTACTTGTTTTTATATTATATAGTATGATAACAGGGGTTTACGGTAGTACAATAGAAGCATATTTAACGTTAGAAGAAAAAAGAATAAATACAACAGTAGATAAAACTGCTATACGATATTTATTTAAGTTTACTAACGATATGACTAAAGACGTAAAGTATAGTTATGCTGAAAGTTTAACACACAACGACAGATACGTTAAATGTACGTTTTTACACAATACTACAGAAAACTTATACGAATACAAAATAAACTTTAAACCATACGGTTTTTGGAAATATGAAGTTTACGAAGTTAGTTGGACGGGTGCAGTAGCTATAAGTGCAGGTAACGCACCGACAACAGAAAACGACGTACTACCTGTAGCAGGTACACACGGAATAGTACAAGGGAAAGTAGAACAAGGTAAACTATATATACAAGAAACAGAAGGACAAGAACAAGTAAAATACACAAAACATACAACAACAGAAACGAATTATTTATATACAAATTAAAAACTATGAGTTTAATAGACAGTAACAATATTTTATTAAGGGAACAATTAGGTAAAGGTGACGGTGTAGTATTTACTACAGCAAACCAAACTACAAAAGACTTTTACGCAGTACATTTTGTAACAGAAAGTGTAATAGCGTCTATAACTATGGCTAACTTAACAGGTGAAAGTGCACTACAAACTACAATACCAGCAGGTACAGTAATATTTGGTAGGTGTACGCAAATACAACTTACAAGTGGTGTAGCAATAGGTTATACAGAACACGACGGTAAAACAGGCGAGTAATGAAACTAGGACTAGGACTAAGCGTAAATAATACTGTAAGCAGTGGTTTTACACCCGCTAATTTAGGGGGTTTACAAGCGTGGTTTAGAAAAGATACAGATATATTAGAAAGTGACGGAACAAAAGCCGAAAACGGCGACAACGTAACGCAATGGTCGGATCAATCGGGCAACAATAACCATTTAACAGCACCGGACAATTTTTTTACTTTTAACGAAACAAGCGGGGGTGTCGAAAGTGCAGACGCAAGTAATGATAAATTACATTTGTCAAGTCAAATAAATTTTTCAGGACAGTTTTCTATGTATATGCGTATTAAGTTTAGTACATTTAGTAGTGGTGCTACAGATTTGTTTTTTTACGATAAAGACAGTAGTAGTCAAGACTTTTTTAGAGTACAAAGCACAAGTGAAATAAGAGGTAAAATAAACAATAGTGCAAAAATAGGTTTTAGTACAACAATAGAAACAGGTACTTATTATAATATAGGTGTAGAACGTGACGGTACAAATAGGGTTGTAGTATATTTAAACGGTACAGGACTTACACAGATAACAACATCAGGTTACGAAGCAGGCGTAGTAAGTGGAACATTAGACATAGACGCAATAGGGGGTTCTTTAGACGGTATTATAAAAGAAGTAGTAATAACTAACGAAGCTTTAAGTACAAGTAACCGTTCTAAATTACAAGCATACTTAGCTAATATATAGATATGAAAAAGAAAAATAAAGTAGACTTTAAAGACAGTATTTTAAATATTAATTTAGAAACGCAAACCGCACCTATTATACAGGAAGCAATGGGGCGTGACTATATAGAATACGGTACAGAAGACTACAGAAACACTTACCCGCAGTTTTTAATAGATTTATACTATAATTCTAGTACACACGCAGCAATTGTAAACGCTACTGCTGATATGATAGCAGGCGAAAGTTTAACAGTAGAAGAAACAGACAATTTAGAAGCTTTTGTAAAACTAAAAAAGTTTATAGCACAAGCAAATGGTAAAGGTGAAAGTTTACATAGTGTAATTAAAAAACTAGCTTTTGATTTTAAACTACAAGGGGGTTACGCTATAAACGTAGTTTGGAGTAAAGACAGAACAACTATTACAGACATATACCATATACCAGTAGAACGTATAAGAGTAGGTAAACCCGACGTTACAGGCCGTGTTACAGAATACTATGTTAGTGCAGACTGGAGTAATACAAGAAAAAACAAACCGCAATGTATACCAGCGTTTAATTTAAACGACAGAACAAGCCCTAACGCTATAATATACGACGGTATGTATAGTCCTAATATGCAACTATACAAAGTACCAGATTATGTAGCTTCGTGTAATTGGTGTTTAATAGACCAAAAAGTAGCAGAATTTCATTTAGCTAATATAGAAAATGGTTTTGCAGGTTCTTATTTTATTAGTTTTGCAAATGGTGTACCTACACAAGAAGAACGTAGACAAATAGAAAACAGTATAGTTAAAAAGTTTTCAGGTAGTGGTAACGCAGGTAAATTTGTACTTACATTTTCAGACGATAAAAACAGAACACCAGAAATAACACCTATTGCAGTAGCAGACGCAGATAAACAATACTTAGCTTTACAAGAACTTTTAGTACAAAACATACTTACAGGTCACCGTGTAACGTCACCTATGCTTATGGGTATTAAAAACGATACAGGACTAGGTAATAACGCAGAAGAATTAAATAGTGCTTTCGAAGTATATTTAAACAGTGTTATAAAACCGTTTCAAAATAACCTTTTAATGTGTATAGGTAAAATATTAGAAGTTAATAATATAAACTTACCTATGTCTATAGAACAATTAAAACCTATTACGTCAAGGTTTACTATAGAAGATATGAAAGAGGTAATGACTACAGACGAAATACGTAGCGAACTAGGTTTAAAACCGTTAGAAGAAGGACAAGACCTAAAAAGACAAGATTACGCTAAGGTCGGTACAATGATAACAGACGGCGTAGAACTACCTTTATTTGACACTATAGAAGAAGCAGAAGAAGAAGCGTTACGTATTGGTTGTAAAGGGTCGCACCAGCATACGCAAGATGGTAAAACCTACTATATGCCCTGTGAAAATCACGACCAAATAAAAAACTTGTCTAACGATTGCGGGTGTAAAGAAGAATTTATAAGTCCTAACCCTTGTGAAGAAGGTTACGTACCATACGGACACAAAATAAAAGACGGTCGTAAAGTACCTAATTGTGTACCTTTAGAACAAGCAGAAGAATTAAAAAAATGTGATTGTGATAACCCTAAAGGTAAGTGTGTAGATAAATGTAGAAAATACGAACAAACTGAGTTAGACAAATTTATAGAACAATACGGCGAAGACGAACCTAACAGCGACGAGTGGACTTTAATAAGTGACGAAAAAGTAGAAG